TACCTGTTTGGCCACCATTCCAAATCTTGAACCCCCATTTTTCATCAATTACTTGAACTCTGTCCTTAGGTTCCAATTCCATTAATTCTGAATAAGACCTCTACGCCCCTCCAGCCCAACCATCTATAGCTGAAGCCCTACACCTCAACGCCCCACTAACCCAGATTAACGTTGTAAATCAATACATGGACCGAGCCTTAGAAGCTGGCCTCACTAAACAAGATATCGAAAAGCTCACGGAAGCACCTATAATAACTGTAGACGTAGTTCCGAAGGATAAGCTGTTTGACGACTAACTATTGACATCCTAATAGTTTAAGTATATGATTGGTTAGGAAAGAAGGTACTATGAAGTCTTATTCAGAATTAATGGAATTGGAACCTAAGGACAGAGTTCAAGTAATTGATGAAAAATGGGGGTTCAAGATTTGGAATGGTGGCCAAACAGGTAGTTCTGTTGTCTTAGGACATAAACTTGAAGGACCAATACACTTACAGCATAGGCAAGCGAAGTTATTAAGGGACTATCTTATAGCTATGTTTCCAGTAGATGATGAGTAATAAACCTAAACCTATAACTGAGGAGACTTGGGAACGTATTCTTCCTAGTATACATAAGGAGTTTAGTTCAGTGTTCCAGAAGCTAGCGGATGATTAACTTGCGTAGACGCTCATTTTTGCGAGGCCTCCTCTTTTCCGCCATAGCTCCCGTAGCCTTCGCGTTTGGATCCCATAGAGTAGAAGACTTAAGTGACATGATTCACAATATTAAAGACCCTGAAGGTACGGTAGTGTTTTATAACATGTCCTATTATTTAGTTACTGACCCTCAACCGCTAGTTATTAGTAGGCCTATTGGTGATTGGGATGATACTTGAACCCCCCTTTTAGATGTGCTATACTCTATGTTGACCCTTTCGAAAGGCACATATCATGGGAATGAAAAGATCATCTATAGTTAAAGTTGGAAAATCAACCAAAATGCATGGTGACACAAAAACCACGTCTACCGCTTCTGGACGTTCTAGAACCGGAAAAGGCGTTCGTAAACCAGAAATTAAGTAACAAATTCAAAGAGTGGAGAAGTAGGTTAAAGTCCTACCTTGTCCTCCTGGGGCATGAAGTGGTTTAACTGCGCTGCCATACCACTCAATTTATGCCCTAAGCGGAAAGGCAACCCCCAATGCCACATACCCATTTTTTAGAGTTCATGTTAGCTGATGAGGATGAGAACTTTCGTCTTCCTATAGTTATAAACATGAGCCAAATTGTTTCGGTTACAGATACGTACTTCAATAACCCTGACGAATACCACAAAACAATAGTAATACTAGAGCTTAAAAGCGGAAAAATGCACAACATTGAAGGTACAGTCAAAGACTTCATTCGCTTATTAAATGAACTTGTGTGACCCAAACACCTTCACGTCAAGACGTTCTAGCAAACTTCGTAGGGCTCCCACCGGATGAGATATCCAAGTCTGAATCTCTAGCTTCCCTTGCTGCATGGTATCTTCAACCCGGTAATTTCTTCACCTTTTGCGTCGAAGTACTTCAGAGGGACCTCGTCCTATTACCCCACCAAGAGTTCTGCTCCGTAGCTGAACATGTCATCACCTCAGTCAAACGATACTTCGACGGCCATTTACCAAACGCTGATGACAAACATGATTTTCTAGCCCTAGCATCCCGTGGCACCTACAAATCCACCGTCTGGAACCAATGCCTATCCATCTACCTAGCCCTCCTCTTTCCAAACATCCGTATCCTCATCGACAGTGAAACCGTCACCAAAGCTATGGTTTTCTTGGGCGATATCAGATCACATTTCGAAGGCAACCCAGTCCTTATAGCTCTCTACGGAAACCAAGTGAATCCCGATAAGTGGAATCAGAACATGGCTACCCTCAATACCAGGACCAGAACGGGTATCAGAGAAGCTACTTTCATGACAGGTGGTGTAGGTGTCTCAATGCCAGGCATGCATTACGATCTAATTATAGGTGACGACTATGTGTCCAACCAGAATACAGGCACGTTTGAGCAGATTCAAAAAGTAACCGATCACATAGGTCAGGCTAAATCCCTCCTAGATCCTGGTGCCCTACACTTTATCCTAGGCACCTATTGGCACTTTAACGACCCATATGTCATCCTCATGAAGGATCAAAGCGACATCTACCACATCTACATTAGATCCTGTGGTGGAAAGCTCGATGGTAATAAACCCCTACTTTTCCCATCAAAGCTCACAGATGAGGTCCTCAAGGGTCTCCTTAAAAAGCAAGGGTCCTTCATGTTCTCCTGTCAGTATGCGATGAACCCAATCCCAGATGGAGAACAAACCTTCAACCCTGAACAATACAACATCGTAAACCATACCCAATTCTCAGCCCTACTCCTCGACCAACCCTACTACTGGTTTTACCTAGTTGACCCTGCTATCACAGAGGAATCCAAGCGCAAAGGTGACTATACTGCACTATCTCCATACGTAGTTTTCCCAGATGGTCGCATTTTTCTATACCGAGCTAAGGCTGGAAAGTGGGGTTCTGCAACCCTAGTTGACGAGATCTACAATCATTATGTCTCTGTTAAGCGTGACCTTGGACCTTCATACAACGGCCAAGCCTGGATCGAATCCATAGCTTTCCAGAAACTACTCCTCCCTATACTACAAAAGAAGACTGAGGAACATGGCCACAGGATCAAGTGGAAGGAAATGAAGACTGAATCCAGGACATCCAAAGAGGTCCGAATACGTGCAGCAGTCCCATTCTTAGAATCTGGTGATCTCTGGATAGTTCAAAAGACCCAAAAGATCACTCCCAAACTACACGATCTAACGGATGCTAATGCACTCTTAGTCCAACAAGCTCAACAGTTCCCCATGTCCCTCAATGATGATTTGATCGACAATCAAGGCTTTATAGTTCACCTACACAAAGTCCCCTCCAAGTCAGCCACCCCTCAAAAGCGCCTAGGTTGGGACTACCAAATGGGTACTCAAGATAAGGAACCCACCAAAGAAGCCTTCCGTAAAACATACAAAGACGAGAACCCCAACAAACCAATTGAGGAAGATTTAGGCCTTGGACAAATTGAAAAGTGGAACTTTGACTATGATTAGTGGACTTACTCACCACCAACCACTATAATGGACGTTTACCTTAGTTTTTTAGGGAGTTGATATGGCACTAGTTCAAGTTACCAACCTTTTGGCACGCCTGAAAATCATGGCATCAGGCACATCAGCATTCACAGACAAAGATTTTGATCTGAATCTCATCTTCGACCACTCGTCTGAGGAGAGTTTTCATGATCGTCAGTTCACAGACGGAGTAGTTACGGACAAAGCGGTTTCTTTGGGGGGCGTGACTACTCCAACCTTCATCTTCGTTCACTTCAATTCCAAGTTTGATGGTGGTGGAGCTACTACTGACAACGCTGTTACTCATGTACTTTTAAAAGTTGATGGTGGAACAGCCTACAAAACCAATTGCTTTTTAGCGTACATCGATGACACAACTAATGACGCTGTCACATCCACACTAACTTACACCACTCAAGCCAACACTGACACTATAGTTGACACATACGTTATTGGGAGGAGTTCATGACAAGAACATTAGATAGTATTATGGAGGATTTTAAAAAAGATCTCATACTATTTGGAGCACAGGATTTTCTACTTGTAGTTAAAGATCCAGATGATGTGGAAAGTTTTAAACTTTATGATAACGGCGATTCTACTTGGCATTTAGGCGCTGTAGAGCGTATAAAAGATATTATTAAAAGGGAGAATGTACTTGAAAAATTTGATGACGGGGTCTCATGATGCCTGATGACAAGTCCTGCAATGATTGCTCCCATAAAACACCGCATCCTAGGATCCCTCAATCTCCTTTGATCTTCTGCACTAAGCTTGGCCTATATTGTGGCCCAGGTGCAGCCAAATCTACTGATTGCCCACACTACACCACACCGGAGGCTTAACATGTCAATGGACATCAAATCCAAAACGGAGCGGGAAGAGCTTGCTCAAACCTTAGTTGCGTGGATCCAAGATATAGAGAAGTCTAAGGAAACTACCGATTCCATAGCTATGGAGCTATACAAGAATTACAACTCCATCAGGTCCAAACGGTGGTACAACGGAGATGCAGATATCTTTGTTCCCTTCTCGTTTATGATGGTTGAAACAATGGTGGCTAAACAAATGGCCCGTATCTTCGGTGAAGAAGTTCCTGTTCCTCTCTCAGGCATAGGTCCTAACGATAAAGATCAAGAGAAACGTGTGAGAGCACTACTCCACATGCAACAAAAGTCTCAAGTCAACCTCAAGATGAAGATGACAGATTACCTCAGAGCTAAGTGTATTTTCCCTAGAGCATATGCCCGTATGAGCTGGAGAACAGAATACCGTAAGATCACCCGATCCGTAGCTACACCAACGGCACCCGATCTAGAAGATGAACTTGAACCTCAATTAGACCCCAACACAGGAATCCCCATTGAGCAGGAACCCATTGCCCCTGAGCAAAGTGGGGCTATAGAATCTGGAGGCATTGACAAGCCCTCATTCTCCAAAGTCACCTCAGAACAGGTTGAAGTTGCTTCATATGATTGTTGGGATTGGGAAAATTTAGACTATTTCGATGTAGGTGTAGATCCTATGGCTCCAGATGGGGATATCCAACGAGCTAAGATTACCTACATTCGATCCTTAGTCACCTCTGCAGATTTAAAGATCATGCGAGATCAAAAGGATGCTAACGGAAACTCAGTCTATCAGATGCTCGATTCAGATATTAAAGGTAGTGGTGACGGCGAGTTCAACGAAGACATTATAGATAAGAAGGAACTCATTGGCCTTGACATTCGGAACCTCGAATCCTTAATCAACGATGGTGATCGTCATGAGCTCCATGAGATTTTCTTTGATTACGACATTGATGGTGACGGGGTAGTAGAGCGTAACTGCTTGTTCTATCTCCTAGATCGCAGGGTCCTTATCAGAGCTGAAAACAATCCTTGGTGGCATGGTAAGAAGAACATTATTTCGGGTACCTTTTTCCGCAGACCCAACGAATTTATTGGTCAATCTCTCATACAACCCATGCGCAAAATTCAGTATGAGATTAATGACAAACGAAATCAAGAACTAGATGGTACATCGTACTCTTTGATGCCCATGACATTTGCAGGGGATGATGCAAATATAGAAGACAGCGCCTTGAGGGTAACTACGGGGGGTGTGATTCGTGTCGGAGATGTTAACCAAATCAAGCAGATGGTTACTCCCGATATGTCTCATGTAGGTCAACGTGCAGAATCCATTATGGAATCTAACATTCGTGAAGCTCTGGGAATCACTAGAGCCGTCCAAGGTCTTGGAGAATCAGGACCTAGACAATCGGCTACACAGTTCAGTCAACTACTAGCTCAAGCAGGTGAACGAGTGCAATTGATGCTCGAAGAATTCGCTGTAGGAGAGTGGCGTGACTTGTGGACTATGGCTCATTCACTCAACCAACAGTTCATCAAAGGTCCTACGTTCTTCAGGATGACTGAGCGTGAGACTGCTGGATTTAAATTCATGGGAGCTGAAGGTGAAGTCAGTCAAGAAGACTTAGCCTTGCAAATGGATTTCACTACCAACACATTCATGGATCAAGCAACTAAGAATGCTAAAGCTCCAAACATCATGCAGTTTGCAGACCTAGTTAGCAAGTTCCCACCAACAGAAGGCAACCAATCCTTCTTCAACATTATCCTTCGTATAGTTTGGGTAGATGTCTTGGGAAGAGACGAAACTGAATTGACAGACGATCAAGGCAACCCACTCTTGCTCACTCAACCAGGAGCTCAATCTATTTTTGATACTGAGATTTCTCAACCTGGTGGTCCAGCTCAAGCGGAGGTATTACCCGAACAAGAATCTCCCGCACAAGTTTCAGCAGGTGGTATTAACGATGGTGATCTAGCTGGGCTTGAGAGTGCAATTGCAGGAGGTCCAGGGTGAGCCTCCACGAAGAACTAGCTAAGGATAAGATTGTTCGAGCTCTGGAGGATAAAGAAGAACTTCAGAAACTAAAAGATCATGTGTACAACCTTAGAGAGAAGCAAGCTTTATTTGAACGTACAGACTTTCAATGGTTCTTTCAGTCGTTTGTACAGAAACCTTATCTTGAAACTAGAGAGCTTCATGAGAACTGTGAAGATACTAATAAATCATTTATTCTTAAAGGTAAAGTACAAGCCTACAAGAAGATTAAAAACGCTGGATCGACATTAACCAAAGAGATCAAAGCTATAGAACTTATCATCCACGACGCTGAAATTGAGCCTCACAAGGATGCCCCCAACTACAAACCGGAGAACTAATATGCCCAAAGAAGAAACCCACACCGAAGAAGCGGTAAAAGAAATTAACATAACATTTGAGGAGCCTACAGATGCCGAAGCACCCCAAGAAGAAGCCCCAACTGAAGCCGAAGTCCAAGTCGAGCCCGAAGCGGAAGTCCAAGAAGCGCCCGAAGAAGCCAAGCTACTAGACACAGTTAAGGCTATGCAAGATGAGATTGACAACCTTAAGCAAAGTCAAGCTCCAGCACCTGTGGCCCAACCCATAGTTGAGGACGTCGTTGAGGATCCTGGTTTTGATATTGGAGATCCCTACCAAGATAACTTCAAAGAAAAGATGGAAAAGTACCTTACTGATCGTGAAACTAAGGCCGCCAAGAAAGCACTCGAAGATGTTTTCGGTAGCGCACGTATGCAGAATTTGGAGATGAGCCACTATTCTAGGGAACATGAAATATCTGTAGCTCAGTCTAAAGAGAACTTTGGAGACCGTTTTGATTACAAGGAAAATGGTCAAGACCTAATGGCCACCCAGCAGAAATACACAGGATTAGACGTCGGTTCAGCCCATAAGCTTAACGATTATGATAAACTGTTGAACGACTACCAGTTGCTGAAGTCTGGAAAAGCCGAAAGAGCCAACACTCAAACACCTGTAGTTAGTGGTGCTACCCGATTAGTTAAGAAGACTGATGATGGGACTGTAAGCATTACCTTAACTGCGAACCAAAAAGCAGCTGCTGACAAGTATTTTGGTGGAGATTACCAGAAAATGGCTAGAGCAGTGGACCGTCAAAATAACGGAGGATACATCTAATGGCACATGACGCAGCAGACAACTCATCACTACCACCTAGGAACTTTCCTAAGGCTACATTGACAGTAGACACTGCGTCGTATATGGGCTTTGATGTAGCTCAACATGACATTGATGATGACGTCATTCTAGTTATCCGTGGAAGAATTAAAGGTAAAAGAGCCCACCCTATGGAAAAGGGAGAATTAATAGCAGATATCGCTGTTATTGACATACAAGACCAAACAGCCCGTAAAGATCGGGACGAAACCAACCGCCTCATTTAAGGAGAAAACCCCCAATGGAAAAGAAAAAACGTAAGAAAGCTAGGACTTCAGGTGTGAAAACTCATGCTCTAAGTTCAAGGCGTAGATTGTCTTGTAAAGGACTAGACCCAGATAAAGCATATCGACACGTCAAAAAAGATGATAACGGTGTTGGCTTCAGAGAGCAGGATGGGTGGGTAGTTTGTAAGGATGACAAGGTCAAAGGTGCAAAAGAAACCCATGATCTAATCTTGATGGAGACATCCAAAGAAAACCATGACATACTCAAGAAAATACCCGGAGCTATCTCCAAAAGACGCGTTACAGGTATTGGTGGAACTGGTGCTGATGGTATAGAAGAGTTCGAAAAAACAACAACAATTCGGGACAAACCGCAAAAAGACTTGCAAAATGCTCCCGAAGAAGATATATTTGAATAAATCCAATTTTTTAGGGGGAAACTAAAATGGCAGATTCAGCCACAAATCCAGACACACCCAATGGTTTCACATTAGTGAAGTCAGATTATGGGCAAGCTGTAGTCGTGCATTATCCAGTAGCCGCTAGCCAGACTATCGCTAAAGGAGATGCCGTAATTCTCACAAGTGGGTTAGTAAACATTGCATTATCTAACTCAGCCGCATTACTTGGTGTCGCTGCAAACGCAATTACAACTGGAGGTTCTGTGACAAGAGCTGACACTGTAGCTGTATGGGTAGCATTACCAGGACATGTTTTTGAAGGTCAGTGCTCAGGCGACAGTGCAGCCGCAACACTTGGAATTCAAGCAGATATTGAAGGCGCAACAGGCGTAATGGAAATCAATGAGAACGCATCTGTAGAAGATGTTGTTCAGGTTGTTGGTTTAAAGTCAGACGAAGACATCAACTTTTCCATAGGAACACATGACCGAGTACGTTTTGTTATTATACGTAGTCAATACGCTGGGTTACTAGCAGGAATTTAATAGGGGGATCATAAGATGGCAACCAATAACACAGTAGATTTCGTCAATGAGATCACTCCTGTAACATCAGAAGTGCTCTTTGAGGAATATCACCGCAGACCAGAAGAGTATTCACGTATTTTCAACGTGTTCAATTCTGGACGTAATTTTGAAACAGACAGTCAAATCGAAGGTCTTGGGGCTATGCCTCAGAAGCCTGAAGGAACTGCAGTCACTTATGATTCAGCTCGTGAAGGTTATCAGACCACATACACACACACTTCTTATGGTAGCGGTTTCCGCATCACCAAAGAAATGCGTCAAGATGATTTGTCTGATAAGATCATGAAACTACCTAAAGCTCTAGGTACTTCAGCATTCCAAACTGTAGAGGTAACTGCTGCTGACTTGTTCAACAACGGTTTTTCAACAGTAACTGGTGGAGACGGTGATGCATTATTCACTACATCTCACCCTTCTGTTAGTGGGCAAACTGCTCTTACTAACCGATTGGCAATAGACGCTGACTTGAGTGCAACATCACTTCGGGACGCTTTAATCGATTTTGAAGACACAAATGACGCAAGGGGATTACCTTTACTTCAACGTGCTCAAACTCTTGTTGTTCCTAACGATAACCGTTGGACAGCTCAAGAGCTTTTAAAATCACGCCAAAAGCCTGGAAGTGCTGATAACGATTTCAACCCATTAGCTGAAGCTGACTTGTCTTGGATGGTATGGCACTATCTTACAGACACTGATGCTTGGTTCTTGGTTGGAGACATCCACTTCTTGAAGTTCTTCTGGAGACAGAAACTTCAATTCGACAGTACTATCGACATCATTGGCATCGTTCACTTTAAAACGACATGAGAAACTTGTTCTTAGACCAGAAGTAAGGGTCCATGCTTCATGTACTACACCAGCAGCAGCAGCCTTTTGAAATTCGTTACTGTCAGCATCGTTGGTGTCGTTGAGTAGTACTAAAGCTCCAGCTTGATCTTGTGGATCTAGAATTTCAGTAGCAGAACCACCACCAGCTTCAGTAGTAGTGATGACCCACTCACCTGCAGTGTACTCAAAGAAGTCGTTGAAGTAACGGACAACACGAGCATTCTCACCTACAGGCATACCTGCATGGGG